CTCTATATTGTTTTCTACAATTGACGCATTATTGTCAATCGCTGTTTCAGACGTTTCGCCTGAAGTCTCTGGGGTTTCGGAAACGTCATCAGATTTAGCTAGGTCTGTAACACCAATAAACTTATTTAAAAGTGACTTAACTGTCATAGCTTTTTCTGTATCCTTTGTCTCTACGAAACCAATATTCTTCATGCTAACTTCACATGAAGGGCAACTTGAATCTTCAACTTCTGAGAGTCTGACAAGACCGTCATTCTCACACCAGTAGACATTTTCAAGATCTGCTTTTGCAATTATACCATCAATTTGAGCATCTTTATCAATCTTCTGAATAGACACAACATTTGCAAATTGATTTGCAGGATTGTCTACTAAAGATAGCTCTTGAAGTTCATAATCTTTTACAATTCTAATTGTTTTTTCAACATTTTCATCCCAGGAATTTTCAGCTTCCTTAATTACTCCACCAATTGAAAAACCTGTCAAAGTTCCATCAAGAACTTTTTCCCAAGTATCTTGAGCACCCTTAGAAATGTAAGCATCTACATAGACACCATTATATAGTCTGTCTGTGCTCTTGTCAAAAAACTTTTCTTGTCTAAAATTAACTACCTTGCCAACAGCGATTGGCTGGTGCATTTCTCTTAAATTTCCACGGAACATTTCAAAAGCTTTGATGCTAACATCTGTAGGAACTATGTCAGATTGTTTGTCAATGTTATCAAGCGTGGCAAATCCAGAAACGGTTCTACGCTCTTCATCTATTTTGGCGATTGGCATAGACAACTTGATATCATCGTTGTCCGAAGTCCAATGAGCCTTGTTTAAAGCAGACATCTTATTCCTATTATATATGTATTTTTTATATGTTTACAATATTGTTATATTATAGCACTGATCTTCCTTCTCCACCAGGATTTCTTCCTGTTGTGGTAGAAGTTGAATCAGATGCTTCATTGGTTCTTTGTTGATCTCTTTCTCTTGTTCCAGCCATTTGAGCATTTTGCTCTGCACGTTGTTGAGGGGTCATAACTACTGGAGTATCTCCTTGCGGAATTACTGGTAATCCTAATCTTGGTCTGATATCATTTGGAACTACAACTTGTGCTCTTAGATATCTTTCATCAATCTGACTCTGAGTATTTTCATCTGTAAGAGTTAGCTCGTTAAACTTTAGCAACAGAATATCTGTTTTTTCTTTAATAAGCTTGTTGATTGTTTTTTCTAAATTCTTTTGAGATGGTCTTGCAACTTGTTCTTTAAAGGTTCTGTCTGAAACAAGAGCAGATGCAATTGAGCTTCCAGGATCCGATCCTACCTTAGAGATAGGAACTTGATGTGCCATAAGGATGTCATGAACATTTGAAGTTCTGTACTTATCAAAGGATCCTTCTTGAATACCATTTTCAACTGGCTCCATCTTAAATTCAACCTTGTTGTCTGCAGCATCGCCAGGGAGTGGAATGTAAAGTGTTCTATGATTCTGTCCACGAAGACCAGACTGCAAGAATCTAAACAACTTATCTTCTGCATCAGAGGAAAGCTTTGCACCCTTTAAGGTAACAATGTATCTTGGGACAGCTTTATTTTCAAAATAATCAATATTATATCTTGCAGCAAGTTGATCTCCAACAACAGAAGTTGCTGCAGAAACTACATCTGGAACACCATAGTATGTGTTCTTTGGACTGTACTTTTTAATATGAATTAGTTCATTTGGTCTTGGATCTGTGGTAACAGGATTTACTGTTTTTTTATCTTGAAAGTTTTTAAAATAAACTACCCTTTGATTTACAATTTGAACATACCCATCACGAAGCCTTCTTACACGAACGGTTGTTGCTGGAATGTGACCAATGTAGCCAATCTCCCCAGTATTCTTTCTACCAATTTCAATGTAACCATTTCCAGTTGCTTCATAATCTGTCATAGCTTTTTCAAGAACATGAGTAAAAGTATCTTCGTCATTTAATTCTTCTAACCAGTTAGTGAGTTCAGACTTTGCTCTTTCAACTTTTCTCTGTGCTCTAACTCTCTGGCTTACATCTTCAATTTCTTCAATCCTTGCCTTAACAATGTCAGACATAATAAAGTTATATCCAAGACCTACTGTGTTTGCAACTTTTGCATTAATTGCAGCATGGTTTGCAAAAGAGTTATCAAAGAAAAATGCTAGTTCATCTAAATTGTATGGTGGAAGAACTACATCAAAAAGACCATAGGCTGTGGTGATATCTTGTTCTGGAAAAAGTTGCTTAGACTTAGCACCATCTTGACCCGTGTAAGCCTTACTCATCCTTGTTATTCTTCTTTTAAAGTTTGCGTCAATTCCATCAAAACTTTTTACAACATCTGCTTCAAATAAGAAGTCGTCAGTCTTACTTGCAGAAGGCTTGTTTTTGTCTAAATTATCTAGTCTTGCAATAGTCTCAGTCATCTCCATGAGTCTTCAGCCCCTTTGCAGCATCCATGAAAGCACCAGTATCAAATTCATCTGGAATATATCCTTGTGCCATTCTGTCAATCTGAACAGAATGTTCTTCTTCGGTAATTCTTGTAACACCTGGCATAAATACTGCCTTTCCAGGACCAGCTCCGTAATGTGCTGCAGCCTGAGTAATTCTGTTAATTGCACTAATGTCGTATTTTCTGGCAGGAATGTTCATAAAACTTCCATCTCCATCTCCAAATACTTTTCCATTTTCCATTTTCCAAACGTATAAGCCATGCTCAGAAGTATTTTCTACTACTTTTACTTTTGGCTTGTTTGGCATTTTTTGTAAGCCTTCTATATAATCCATGACAACATTGTACCATAAATTATTGCTTAGACCAAATAAATGTCCCAATCTATGTCATTTAATATTACAACAGAATCAGAAGTGACAGAAACTATACTATTGTCACTACCAACACCTGAAGAAAGACCAGAGTATGTGTTAAATAATTCTTCTCCATTTAAAGAAAGAACTGTAACTTCAAGAGACTGTGCATCTAAAACTTGTGTCCAAGTTGTAGAACCTGACCAATAAGACCATTCTTCATCGTCAACAATATTCCATTCATTATACGCAATTAAGTTTTGTTTAATTGGATTTAACTCTACAAAGCTTGCAACATTGTCAACTTTTACTCCTGAATATATTTCTATTTGACCGATAATTCCATCAAGTGGTATCGAATTTTCTTGAAGAGATATGGCAATGTGGTTCCAGGACAGTGGCTCAATTACTACGCTATTTACTAGCTTTCCATTTAAAAATGATCTTGCATTGGTAAATTCTGTACCACTAGTTGTATCAAAAATCTTAAAGAATGCTCTTTTTCCATCTTCTTCAGGAATTAAAACTATGTCGTATGAAGAGTTTGAGCTAAGTATACTTCCAATCTTTTTTCTTTCAATAAAAGAATTTGATTCATTATACATTAAAAACATTTGCAAGCCAACAATGTCTTGGCTAGGCTTTAAGCTTTGATTTATTGGAACAGATATTCCTTTAATTAAATTTTCATCAACTTCTGGCAAAACCTCTATTCCAGAATCTCCAGATAGGTAGAGGTATGGGGAAGACTCTGTATCAATCACTACTGGAATCTTTCTTTTATAGACATACTGGTCTTCATTTTTAACTATTGGATAAAATTTTCCTGCAGCAGGAGTATTTATTGAATAGAATTGCCCTTCATCAAAAGATAGAGCAGATAGCCCCATATTTTTTACTACTACATTCTCTGTATTTATTCCCCTAGATGATATTTCAATATGTAAAGTTATATAATAGTTTGTAAATCCAGATATATCTTTTGGTGGGTAAATAATGGTTCCATCATTAATTTTATACTTAGTGTCTTCTGGAGATGTAATTTCTCCTAAGTCTAAAATTCTATCCATTCCAATAAGGTCTGTATTTGTAAACTGAGTGTAGACTGTCTGACCAATTTCAACAATATTTTGTAAAGTTAGATAAACTTTTGTTGATAGTAATTCTTGATAGTCTGAAGACTCTTGATTATATTTTGAAAAAATAGAGCTTGGAGTATCAATGTTAAACTGAATTACATCTAGGTCATACTTTAATTCTCCATTTGACTGAGTTATGTATTTTCCAAAGTACGATAATGGTATTGAATTTTCCCAGTACCCTGAAGATCCAACGTCTAAAACTATTGAAGTGTTTGTTGTTTTTGGCAACAAGGTATAGGATCCAATATAGCTATAAAGATCTTCATTAAAGTTTTTAAATGCTATTCCAGATGAATTAAACATTACAGACCCATCTTTATCTGTAAAAAAATCATTATTTATTGTTAAAGAGAATATTTTTCCAAGGAATGTATCTTGATTATTTCCTGCAAAATTTAAAGAAAGAGTTTCTGGATTTGAGAAGAATGATCCAACAGTTGAATAGTATGTTTGCTCAACTTTATTAAAATCAATACCAACTGCAAAGTAGGAATATGTTGAGATAGATGCTGAATTTAAAACAACATTGTTATAGAGATACTGAATACTTCCTGAATTAATTACTATTTCAAAAGTATTTCCTTGTGAGCTATTAGATATAAGCATTAAAGACTGTCTAGTTGAAACATCATTTGATGATTTTAATATAGATTGAATAGATCTTGTTTGATAATTTGTTTGATTTAATTTTGAAAAATAAATTGTTCCATAAGATCCGTTATTAATATATGAGCCAGTAGGATCCATCACAATAAAGGGATATTCTTCGTCTTGAATTGCATAGTTTTGATCATAGAATCCTGAAGTGATTGAAGATTTTTGAAAATCTGTTAATGCCGTAGTATTTTTAAATATAATTTCTGGTAACTTATATTCTGGCAAAGATATTCCTTGAGCATTTGCTACTATGTTGTTGTAAAATCCATCTTCCCATTTTGTTCTATCTGGGTATTTAATTGTAGAGCTATATCCAGAAAATGGAAAATCAACATAAGATAAAGTTCCATTAAGTGATCCAATAATATTTTCTTGCTCTTGAACTCCTTGCCCAAATACATATCTTTTCTTTGCAACCTGGTCTGCAACAGCATAAGGAAATATTGAAAATGAATCTATCTCATGCAAATAAATTTTATCGTCTGTGTAAAATCCTAAAAAGTCTTCGTTTGCTGGAGGAAAGGTAGGAATGCTTAAAGAGTCTATTGGAATTGATATTACTTTTTCTCCATTTATCATTAAGAAAATTTCATTTGGGCTCTGGCAAAAATGTACAAGCATTGGTCTATACCATTTTCCAATAAAGTAAGACTTTGTATATTTGCCAACATTTACTTTTATAAAATCTTTATCAATATATATTCCATCATCTGATGTTAGTGGTCCAAAAATTCTTGACTGAGTAGTTTTTTCTGGACTAACTCTTAGCCAAAACTCTGTTGTTAAAGTTTTATTATATCCAAATTGATTTAAAAATCCTTTTCCTGGAAAAACTAAAGATGGGAATTTATTATATTGCTCTGTAGTAAGATATATAGAAGAGTTTCCTCCATCAATAAATTCTGCATATGATGAAGAGGCAGACCCACCTTCAATAATAATTTCTTCTTCAGAAGATCCGTCTAAAAATGATTCAATAATTTGAAAAGGACTTTTGTTAAGCGTTATATTTCCACTTGATCCATAAACCATTGGAGTTCCAGTTAACTCTGCAAGCAAAGAATTGTTTAAAGAAAGGACGTACCCATTGTCAGCGTCATTGTATCCATACGGGTCAAGTATTGTACATTGTATATTATCTTCAAAATCTATTAACGAGGCTACGCTGGCTGAAAGAGTACTTGTAAAAATTCCAGTACTTTTTGAATTATAAGGCTCTGACCACTGTCCCACGGAAACTCCATTAAAGTACAAAGAGCTTTCATCTTCATTTGCATCTGTGTCTGGATCAAAAACTATTCTTATAAAAGGAATGAAGCTGTTAATTGAAGTTGTATTTGTATGTGATATTTTTTCCCAATTGTTTGTTGTTAAGTAAGAGTATCTAGTATAAAATTCTTCTCCTCCAATAATAAATCCAATGTCTGCATAAAGTATGGAAGTCTGTTCTGGAATGTAAACATAGTTTGACACACAGATGCTACCTTTATTTGGATCAAATTCTAAATAAGATATTGAAGATGATAGTGAAACCATATATTGAATAGGAGATCCAGATGCTGAGGATAGATATATTTTATTAACTTCTAAATCATCAAATGGATATCCTGACAAAGTAAAAGCTGCAGAAGAGCTAACAGCATTAGTAAAGTCCCAATAACCCTCTGTAATTTCTTTTTCTTCTTGAGACATTAAAGACACAAAGTAATTTGACTCATCCATCGACCACAAAGCCACTGGGTGCTCTGCATAGATTCTTGAAGCATAAAGATTTGAACGTGTGTAGGACATAGATTACCTCTACCCTATTTTATCATAGAGACTACTTGGTAATATCTACAATTTCACATGCTCCAGCAACACAGGACAGCTCTTGGCTCCCAGTTGTTCCGTCAGTTGTTTCATATAAAGAAAGCATATCCCAGCGAATTGAATCAGGCATCTTATTTAACCATGACTCATATTCTTCTTTAGAAACCTCTTGATAAGGAGCTTGCTTATAGGAATGCTCTACTGCTGGTAAGAAAGATACTCCACCAATTGAGTCAAAGTTATCAAATACCCAAGCACCAACACGCATCCACTCATCCTCTTCAACATTAACAGTTACACTTGGGTTGTGCTCTGTCCAATGAGTTCGATAAGTCTTCCACATTTCAAGGTGATCAATTGCAGTTAAATCCTTAGTAAGAATTGCATTCTTTGGAGCCTTGATTGGAAAATAGAAAACTGTAGTTGCTTCAGGCTTCATTACATCTGGCTCAAATGGAATTCCAGAGTCTTTCAAGAACTGTGTTAAAGGATCTTTATTATCTGCTCTAACACTTCTAATATAGTATTCTGAATACCATGGGTGGATGCCAGAAGATACTCCTGTGAGCTGTGATACGGTCCCTGAAGGCTTTACACAGGTAATTGACACTGAAGGATTGATGTTTAAAGACTTAGCCTCTTTATCATTTACTGAAACAGATAGATCTCTCATTTCATCAAGTAGTGCCTCTAAAGCCTTTCCATTTGTAGCAGTAATTTTATTTCCATAAATACCTGTCAAAGAGACTCCAAGAAGTCTTTCTTCCTCACAGTTATCTCTCCAAGTTTTTCTAATGTACTTAAAGTTTGTTAAAGTTGATTGCCAAGTTCCAAGGACTGTAGCAAGACGAACCTTCTCAAGCAGGGTTTCTTTTGTATCAGATGCTTCAATTACAACTTCTGTAAGATTACAAAACTCATTTGGGCGAAGAAGAATTTCTCCACAAGGATTTGTTCCACCAACCAAACTTGAGTCTCTGCGACCAAACTTGTCAATATGCTTTCTAACAGAGTCTATGTTGTAAATGCCACGCTCTCCAGATTTTGATTCGTAAAGGTTTCTCCATTCACGAAGGAACTGTGCGGTATTTGGCTTTGAATTATAGACAGCAGAGTTGTTTGCTAAAGCTCTTTGTCCATTACCTTCCCACCATTGTCCACTTTTTGCCTTTGCCATTTCAAAGTCATCAAGATTGGAAAGTGAAATCAAAGCACTTCTGCGAACTCCTCCAACAACAACAACTTCTCCAACTTTACACATTAAGTCATGTGCTTCAATTGATTTTAGCTTTCTTCCTGCAGCAAGTCTAAATGTTTCAATTGTAAATTTAAATAGGTCAACAAGCGGATCTGGTCCAGAAGCTCTTCCTCCAAATACCTTTAGTCTTGCTCCTGATGGACGAACCTTAGACACGTCCCAGTTTGGAATCTGTCCTTGATAAAGAAGTGCAATTAGTTCTTTAAATGCTTTTGCCCAACCAAGTTTTGAATCATCAACAACAATAGTTGTGTTTGTTTGGAAGAATGACTCAGCAATTACTGGGAGTTGATTAATATACTTTTGCTCAACACTAAATCCAACACCAGTTCCATTCATCAAAATATACATTGCCTCATCAAAGGCTCTAGGGCTATCTACAGCGATGAAAGAACAATTGTATGCTGCGATGTGATCTCTCTCTAAAGCAGGTCCTGCTGTCATCAGTGCCCTCATAGAAGGCATTATGTGATGCTTTAAGATTGCTTCTCTGACTTCATCAAAGATCTTTGCATTTGGACTATAGCCATAGTTTAATACTAAATGGTCCTTCATAAAATTGCAGTACCTATCAACAGTTTCCTGCCAAGTCTCTCTGCGGTTTTCGCTTTCAATCCAGCGAGCATACCTTGAAATATGAATAAAATTGCGATAAGAATCTGTAATAGATCCATTGGAGTCAATAAATGACATTTAGTAACACGTCCTTCTGATAAAATGTAATAGATATATTCTACACGACTATTCAAGGAGAAGCAAATGGAGTTAACAATTCAAGAAGTAAATTACTACAATGAGTTGGTAAAAAATAACAAAGCAACAAAAATAGAATGTAAGTTTGATACAGGAGATACTGTTGTTTCTAAAGTTGATAGTAATGACAATGTATTTTTTTACTGTTTAGGATGCCATTCATCTTTTTATCCAGGAATTAATTTAATAGAAAAAATTAAAGGATATATTTCTTTAGCTATTTCTTAAAAAGCATTCTTGTATTATTAGTTGGCTCTTGAATATATTTTCTATTAACAAAACTTTTATCCCCTGGCTTTTTAATTTTATCTTTTACAGAAAAAGTATCAAACACAGTTCCAGGGTTTAGATAAGAAACAATTCCTTGACCAATAACAAGTGCATACACCTCTTCATCAATTTCTTTTGAATCATTTGTTAAATTAATAACTAAAGTTGGACATTTAAAGAATGCTTCATATTCTTCTCTTGGGATAGATTGTTTAGAAACTGGTCTGGTTTTGATATCTGCCTTTGAACATTGATAATTAATTTTATTTGCAAGATCTTCCATCCCTTCAACATTATTAAAAAAATGAGTGTTCAATCTTTCTTCTGCTGGATATTCAGGAGTTTTCAAACTAATACATATGTCAGCATTTTGTTCATGAACTGCTAAATTATAAGGAGTATTTTGTCTAATATATTTTTTTAAAAAAGTTTTAACTGGTTCTGAATATTCATCACTTTTAATAAATAGTTTAGCCATACATATATTATAGTGCAAGAATTTTTCTGCAAACCTCGTCCCAATCATATCCTCTTTGCTTCATAGAAAATTGTTCAGATATAATTTCACGATTCTTTATTCTTTCTTCAAGCCTTGTTTTTGGATTTAAAAGTTCTGTCATATGACCAATCCATTCATCTGGAGTGTTTGCAATTCTTCCAACCCCAGAGTCAGCAAATAGCTGATATTCTGGAAGTCCTCCAGAGGCGATAAATGGAATTCCTGCTGCTGCATTTTCTAGTCCTTTAAGATAAGACTTTGCATGATTGAATGGGACATTTCTTAATGGAACAATTCCAACATCCATTTTTCTATAAAGTTCTGGAACGCCCAACATTGTTTTCATTGGTTCAAATGTACAAAGCTTTTTATCAATACCTATTTGATCAGATGCTTGTGGAGCATTGATTACATTTCCAGCATGATGAAATTTTAAATGCTTTTGTTTTAAAAATTCTCCAAAAAATGGATTAAGGGTTTCTAGATCTCCAGATCTCCATGGAGTTGCACCAACCCATCCAAAAGTAGGAAGCCATCCTTTATGATCTTTTCTCATATTCCATCGCTCAAGATCAATACCATTTCTTACAATAAATATTGGTTTTTCTGGATATTTTGCTTTATAAAAATCATGCAAAAATGGAGTAGATGTAATTAAAGCATCTGCTTGATCCATAATTGCAACATAGTGGTCTCTATTATTATTTGGATTTGATTCTGGACTCGTTGTTTTATAAGCAAGATTTGTTTCTTCAAGACCTTCCATATGGTCATCAATATCTACAACAATTTTTTGACCAAGTTCTTTTGCTCTTTTAACATGATCAACAAATCTTTCAAGCATGATAAGCTTTAAGACAACAATGTCCCAACCATGAATTGCTTTCTCTTCTGGTAATAAAATTCCAAAAGCGTGTTCTTCGCTAAATCCTGGAAGACCAATTCCACTTTCCCAGCCATGCTCCTTCAATTGCTTCATTGGTAAGTAACATCTGTACCAACCACATCCATTTGGTTGTAATGGTTTTACACCAAATGACCAGTCATAAGTTAGAAAAGCAATTGTCGGAGTTGGCATAGGTTATTACTTCTTTGTAACTTTTTTAATTGCTTTTACAGCTTCTGCTGCAACTTCTTCTGAAGTTGAGCTTCCAGAAATCTTACCAAAAGCAATGTCATTCTTATTAAAGAAACGAATTGCAACTGGAGCAAATGCAGCTACTAGTGCATATACATATGTATAAGGATCTGTATTACCTGCCATATATAGAGCAATAGCTGCACCTAGAAATGAACGACCATAAGATTGAAGCATTTCTTTTTGCGATTTTGTTAACTTGAGTACCATGTTAATTCTCCTGTCTATAGTACTTTGTAAAAGTATATCTTAAAACATTAATCTTGTCAAGAGTGGTTTAAAAAAGCTGTCTTCCCATTATTGCTTTTACTTCTATTTCAGTTAATCCTAAAGCTATTAACTTTTGTTCTGCAGTTCTTAGTGCATCATGATATTCTTTTCCATCTGTGCCAGCTGGTACAAAATACCACCCAACTACTCCAGGACTTGTTCCAAAGTTATTTGATAATTCCCAAATATCGTATCCATGAGAATCTTGTTTTGCAATCTCATCAACTTTTCTAAAACTTATAGCCATTATGCCCTCCTATATCTTAATTATATAGTTTAATGCTATATAAGGTTGTAGATTTGATATTGTATCTGATGCTGGAGTTGTATGTACATGAGATCCGCCAGCTCCATCAATAGTAGCTTCTGAAACTGTTGATACATTGTGTGCATGATTACTTCCATCACTAGAAGTATTAAAGTTTGCACTTGATGCTCCAGAGTTGGCATTAGAGTCAGTTACACTACCAGATAAGGTGTGATCATGATCTCCAGTATTTGATGTATTTCCACTTATTGTATGAGTATGTTGTCCAGATGCTACGTTTAATGAAGAGCTTCCAGAAGAGACTTTAAAATAAGCAACATTGGTAGAAGTAGCAATATTTCCATCTGTATGAGAGTGAGCACCAGTTGTTGTTGGGTTAAAATCATCAGCATGTCCATGATTTATACTGTGAGTATGAGTTCCGTTTACAGAGTGATTATGTGCACCTGCACCTGCAGCTGTTCCAGCTAACGCAGGAATTGTATGATTATGTGCCACAGAAGTATTACCACTGTTAGAGGCAGCATGTTGGTGTGTCATTGTTCCACCAGATTCTCCACGGGTATCAAATTCAACTTGAGCTGCATCAATTCCAACTACAACTTTTCCTTTTAAGTTTGGAACATTAAAGTTTGCACCAGATCCACCAAATGTATAACCAATAACACCGTAAAGATTTGCATAAGTTGTTGTGGAATAAGAAGTACCATCACAAAGTAGCCATCCAGTTGGGGCGGTAGCTGCAGAATGAATTGAAATCATTCCAGCTGGAGTATTTGTATTTATTTGAGTTTGAATAGAAGATGTTACCCCATCTAGATATCCAAGTTCAGTTGAACTAATTGAAACAGTTCCAGAAACACCAGCATTAATTGTTGGAGTATTAATTGTTGGAGTATTTATAGTTGGGCTTGTCAAAGTTTTATTTATTAGAGTCTGAGTTGTTCCAGTTCCAACAACTAAATTACCTGCACCAACACCATGCACGTCTGAAATAGCACCAGTATGTCCATCAAAAGCAGCATCGTTTGCAGAAATTCTTGTATCAAAATCTACAAAAGTTTCATAAATACTTACATCTCCAGTTGAATTTCCATCTTCAGAATTTCCATAAAAGAATAGCTCAAGAGCATTTCTAATATCTGCAGCCTCTTCTAGTTCTGGAACATATGTGTCAAAGGTTGTGTCGTCAAATCCTTTACTATCGCTAATTTTTTCTGCCATGTTACTATCCTACCCCTGCAGTTATATAAAGATTAATAGGCACTGCAGATGAAGAAATTAAAGATGTTGAGCCTGATGAAAATTGAGCACCTTTTAATTCTGCAATAAAAGTTTTAACAGCAGAAACATCTTGGATATCCTTATTAGAAATAGATACAAATGCTGGGTTATTTAATTCTGCTGTTGCTTGAATAAGAATAGTGTTTGGATTTAAGCTTTCTGGAGCACTAGAATAAAAGTCTGCAAGAGGTATAGATATAGAGCCAGTTCCTGAAGTAAAGTTTACTAATTTTTGAAC